TCGGCGTCGCCGCCTCGACGAGGTGGTTGGCCCCAATGCGGTCCGTCCACCGCTTCACGCTATCGCCATCCGACGAGCATGGGACAGTAAACCCGGCATCGGAAAAGAACTGCGATTTCCAGTCCGCCAAGAATAAGACGTTTGTCCCCGGATACGCCAGCGAGCCGGACGAAGCGCCTCGCCTCGGCCGGCTCCCGATCTGTCGGATTCGTGGCAGGCGGATCATGGTCGCCTTAGAAGAGTTTGAAGAGGGCGTTGCAACTGGTCGCCGAACCGCCAGTCGTGAACTGGAACTCGAGTTTTTGCGAGCCGCGGAGGTCCATGAACACGCTGGCGATCGTGTTGTTCGCTGGACTTACGACATCGCACGACACGCCGTTGTTGGCCGTCGTACCGACCACGGCGATCGTGTCGGCAAAAAGCTCCGTGGCCACGATGAACCGGCCGGCTACGCCGACCGGTGTCGAAGACAGCGTGCAGAGGAATTCGCCCAGGACGACGGGGATCCACAGGTTCGTATTGGGGTTCACGGCCGCCAGGCGATCGGTCTGGCAGCATGACCACCCGATGACCCGCAGCGAAAACGTGTTGTTGTCCGAGCCGACGCCGAACGGCAGGAACATCACGCCATTCTGCGCCGCACCGCCAACGGTCGGGTCCGTGAGGTCGATAGACGCCTGGCCGGTGGCCGTGCCGGCGTCGGCAGCCGGCTCCGTGGCCGTCGGGATCTTCGAGACGTAGCCGTTCGACGTTTCGTTGACCGAGCGGGCCTTCCTCCAAGGGTTCGCCCGCGTCTGGATCATGGTTTCGCTGGACATGGATCAGCCTCCGAGGAGTATGCCGACTTGATCGGGCGTGGGGGTCTGAATCCCGGAAGCCGCGGTTTCTTGATATTTCAGGGCGAGCGTCGCTTGCGCCTGCCCCAATGCGTACATGACTGCGATCGGGGTGGGGCCAGTCGCCATGGCGGTGACTTGGCCGTTGTGGTGCATCACGATTTCGATCCGGACGATTTCGTTCATCGGGCGGGCCTCGGGGTGGCCGCCATCTTATGCGAACGGAGTGGCCTCGGTTCCCGAGCCGTTGAACTGACCCCGGACGATGCCGGTTCCCGACGCGATGTCCTCGATCTCCAGCCAGTCGCCCTTGCGTCCGCCGGTGGTCGTCCCGTTGGCCGTGATCGTTGTCGAGCCGCTCGTCGAGGCGGCGACGGTGGCGGTGAAGAGCGTTCCAGCCCCGGTGTCCGTTACGAAGTTGATCGCCCCGAAGAGGTGCGCCCCGGTGGCAGTGATGACCACGTCGCTCGTCACCGTGTTGCGCCAGACGAAGCGATACTTTGCGCCTGTCCCCGTCATGGCCGGCAGCGTCACCGCAGAACCGTCTTCGTCAAAGACGATCGTCCGGCCATCGTGGAGGCTTCGCGTCACGGTCAGGCTGATGTCGGCCGTGACCAGTCCGCCGACCATGCTCGCCCAGGAGTTCGCGGCCAGCGTCCCGATGTTCCGGTAGGGGACGCCGTTCGTCACGTCGATGACGATCGCCCCGGGCGCGTAGCCATCCGTGACCGACGGCACGCCGTTCGAGTAGCCCACGAACTCGCCCTGCGCAAGTTCGATGATGCTCCCTTTCGGGTCGATGAATTGGCCGGCTTGGTATTTCGACGACATGAGACTTCTCCCTTGGTGACTATCCGAACACGTTACCGTTGTATGTTACGGACACGGGGTAGCCGTCCCGACGACGCATGTATTGGCTTCTCCCGACATTGGGATCGCCGCAGTACCCGAACGACTGCGCCTTCATCCGGCGGTCCAAACTGACTGACGCCTTCATCCGCTCAACGAACATCTGCATCATCGGCCCAGGCTGATTGTCCAAGTAAAGTTCGGCGGCGGCTTTCACGGCCGCCTTGATCGTTTCGGAATGCGTGCCGCCGCCCAGCGAATACGGGAACGACGTCTGGAGCGAGTCGGGCAGCAGATAATACTGGAATTCGATCTCGTAGTCTTGATCGGCAGTCGGGAACAGCATCAGCCTCGACCTCTGTCCTTTGGTCGCCGTTGTCTTCGAGGGGATCGTCACGGCGCACCACTCGGCCAAGCCGACTCGGTCAGGGAGCTGGGCCCGCTTTTGCAGAATGAACTGTTCGCTCGCCTGCCTGATCTGCCGCATGACCGTGTTGTCGACGATCCTCACGCTGCCTTCGAGGCCGCCGAAATCGTCCGGCATGTCGACGGAGCTGCTGCCCGAAGCGACTTGGATCGTCCGCGTCGGCCGGATGAACGACCAGTCGTAGGACGCCGATTCTCCGGGCAAAGGGGACGGGTAGTAGAACATCCGCAGGCCGGAGTCGAGACAGGCGGCGATCGACCTCGATTGCCGTTCGGTCCAAGTCGTGTCCCCGGCTGCCGAGCCTCGGCCGAAGCCAAGGAATTCGCCGACCTCCGCTTCGAGCTGGTCTTTGGTCAGAGACAGAGTCGATTCGGCCATGGGCATCTCCACGAAAAAAGGCCGGCCAATCGGCCGGCCTCTCTCGGTTCAGTGTATCCGGCAACGCTAGTTCGCGGGCAGGTAGAGCTGCGCGGCCCGCCACGCTTGCAGGGTCGTCGTCGGCGGGGTCGTTCCGGTCGCGTTGAGGTGGGCGCACACGAGGCCGAGGCCGACATCGGTCGGGAAGTCCGTGCCGTTCGTCGTCGGCAGTTGCTTGTACGACGCGAGCCGGGTGCCGTCCTGGTAGAAGGACAGGATGTACGAGCCGTACCGATCGCCCGTCGGGGTGTATTTCATCCCCAGTTTGGTGAAGGTATCGGCGACCAGCGTCGCTTCGCCCGTGCCGACCGTGACAGCCGTCACTCCGTCGGCCTTGTAAACCGTGTTGACGCCGCTCGTGCCGGATTCCGGGCAGAAGAACCCGCAAAGATTCACGTCCGCCAAGGCGCCGGAGGCCGTGATCGGCGAAATCGCCGTCAGGGCCGAGTTGCCCATCAGGCCGACGAAGAAGTTCATGTTCGCCGTCGTCAGCGTCGACTTCTTGATCCGGCACTCGAACCAGAACCCGAGGTTCGCCCGGTTCAGGGCGAACGGGATCGCGACCGTGCGGATGCTGGCGCCTTCGTTGTCACCGTCCGAGCCGAGATTGATCCCAGTCGACGGCAGGCCGGACGCCGTAGCCGCCGACAGGGCGACGGGGTTGATGAACCCGCCGGACGACGTGAAGGCCGCGTAGCCGCCGCCCGCCGACCAGTTGCCTTCGGTCGTCGGCGGCGTCACCGTGAACGACGCGAAGTTGTCGTCGATCAGCACACCATTCATGATCCGCTTTTCGCGGATCGCGTTGACGGGGCAGTTGCCCCAGATTGACGCGCTCCACTTCGGGTCGGTGTCGGCGCCCGGATAGCCGAGGGATTCAACGGCCATGATTTTCCCCTTTCAAGCCGCCGGGTCGCAGTGCCCGGCGGTCATTGGTTACGCCGATTCCGGAGTGGAATCGGTATTTTCGCCATGCAGCGTGAGCTGCAAGTCGTTCAGCTTTTTCGGGTCGCCTTTGGTCAGCAGTTCGATGGCTTGGGTCATCCAGTCGTACTCGGCCATGACGCCGAGGCCCATGTTTCGCATTGCGTTTCGCTCCACGTCCGGGCCGCTCGTCCGCAGCACGTCTTTTGCGCGGGCCCGGAATGTGACGAATTTCTCGGCGTTCGATCGCGTTGCCATGACTTCTCCGATGGAGGTGGTGTTGCCGGATTACGCCGGCATCGTGGTGTCGGTCGCCAAGACGCCGCAACGGCGGCGGTCGTAGCAGATCGAGTTCAGCGTGCAGTCCGTGTGGACCGCCGACATCGTGTGCTGACCGGGGACCTGTTGCTGGACGGTTTCCCTCATCCAGGCGCCAGTCAAGGCCATGATACCGAAGACGCTCCAGTCGATTTGGTAGAACGGGTTCGTCGTGTCGTTGTCCAGTTCCGGGATCACTTTGATCGGGCCGCGCATGAACATCGCCTTGCCTTCGTACGGTGCAATGTCCGTCCCGAGGTCTTCGTTCTGCGCCTCAAGGATTTCGACCAGCGTCCCGCTGACGGCGTAGTTCGTGTAGAACTCGCACTTCTCGGAATCGTCGTAGGTGGGCGTCCCTTCCACGAGCGGCGTGAAGTTGGTGTATTCCGCCATCCGACGCGCCTTGCGGATGAAATCGTCCTTGCTGACGACCGTGTATTGCGTCGCGTAGTTCCGCCAGCGGTCGTCGGTGTTGGGGTTGACGCCGCCGACGTTCGTCGAGGTCGCCGGAGACAGGCCGTTGAAGCCGTTGTTGTTCGCCAACGTCGCGGCCGTGTTCGACTTCACGATCCAGTACGGAATGCCGTACATGCTGACGTCGTCGTTCGCCGCCGGGGCCCGCCACATCATCCGCTCGAACAGCTCGATCGCCGAACCCATCGCCGACATCCGCTGCGTCTTGATGTAGTCGACGATCTTTGCCGCCCCCGAGTTGAACAGCGGGATCCGGAAGTCGTACGCCCAGTTCCAGGTGACGTGACGCCACGGCACATTGCACAGGCCCATGTTGTCGGTAATCGTCACCACGTCCTGAGCGCCGAGGCCCACGGCCCGGGCGGAGTTGGAAGTGCCGGTCATCCGGTTCCACTGAACCTCGTAGCCCGAGTCAAACTTCGTTCGACGCTTGTTCATCAGCGTCTTCAGTGCGACCGTGTTCCGGTAGTACGACGAGTTGTCGGTCCACTTGTTTCGATTCAGATCGCGCAACGTGGTCGTGACCAGGTCGGCGATGTTGGCGGCTTGCGTGGCCATGGATTACCCCTTGGATGTCCCGGTCTGGTGAGATGTTACGGAGGAAGATCGTCAATTTCGTCACTGGCCTGCTCGAACTTCGCATCTTTCAACGCCGCGGCAACCGCCCGCACCGCCGCGTCCCGACCCTTCGGCTGCGGCCTCGCGGCCCGGTCGGCCGGCCGGAGCGTGAGCGATGCTTTGACATCGTCGGCCGGCTTCGACTGGCCGTAGAGGGCGGACACGGCGCGGTCGAAGACATCTTCCAGAGAGAGCCGAGGATTGCTTGCCACGATGCTCTTCATGGTCGCGTGAACCGCTTGGCGACGGATCATTTCGGGCGACCCCGGGGCCAGCCTGAACCGCGATCCCTTGCCGAAGAGGGCTTCGTCGCCGCCGAACATCTGGTCGAGTCGGTCGTGAGCCGCATCGGATTCGCGCTTGCGTTCGCGGCCGGTCAGTTCGGCGATGTGCTTTTCGAGAGCGGCGATCTTATTGGCGATCGGCTTGGCAACGGATCCCAAGAGCGCCTTGTCGTCGTCGTGCCAGCCTCGCGTGTCGATGCCAAGCAGTTCGAACTCGTCTTGCGTCGGCGCCTGCTCGGCGACCTGTGATTTGGCGGTCGGCTGTTCCGTCGGCCGACTGTCGCGCAGCAGGCTGACGGCCTCTTTCAACTCGGCCGTGTCCATGCTTTCGATTTCGTATTCATCCATGCCGACCTGCTTGGCGGCCCGGATGAGGTATCCCGGATGCGCCGGCTTCGCGGCCGGCGGCGGGGGTGGCGGCGGAGGCGGGGCCTGGGGCTCCGGCTCGGCGTACTGCGGGTTGCTGGCGGCATCGACCGGAAACTCGAATTGGTCGATCTGCTCGGCGGTCCCTTGCGCCGCTGGCGCGGCTGCTTCTTGTGCCATGTCAACTACCTTCTCGTGGGGTGGTAACGCGAACCGTTCGCGCTTATTTGATCACATGGTATGCGTAATTTGCCGTGACACCGCTGTAATTGCCCATGTAGATCGACGCGATCACCGCCAAAGTCGGCTCCGTCGTGGTGATGACGGTCGTCGTGGCCGCGGCCAAAAGAGTCCCGTACCCCGGCAAGACGAACGGCTGCTTGGCCGCGACTTTGATGGTGAAATTCGTGGCGGCCGTGATGAATTGCAGGTAGGTGATTTGATCGGCCCAAAAGTGGAAATAGGCGAACGTCGAAGGGTCGTCCGATGCCGAGGCCCACAACTGCCGTGTGTTCGCCGTCGTGATCGAGCCGATTCCGGCCTGAGAACTTCCTTCGACCGTGACAGCGAACGGCGATTTCGGGTCGTCCGACGCCGACCCTTGCTTTCCTGACTTTTCCGATCCCTGCGTGTCCAGCGAAAAGGCGTTCCAGATATTCAGCGTGGCCATGTCAGTACCCGTTGAAGGAATTCCGGTCATGATACCCGTACGCCTTCAGGTACGCCTTTCGGTGGGCCGCGTCGCGAAGAATCGGCCGGCCGTTCTTCGTGTATTCGGTCGGAACGCCGCGTTCGGCGTCGCGCTTCATCTGCTCGGGAATCCGTTTTCGCGTCACGGCGAGCGCGACCGATTTGATCGGATAGCCGCGACTCTCGTGACGCTTTCGCGACGGCTGCGCCCCGGAGATAGACTCCGCAAGCGTCCGTTCGCCGCGGCCCTTCTCGATGGCCTTGACGAACTCCCGCTCTTCGACCTGACGGCCGTCGATGAAATACTGCTTGCGACCGCGGACGGTCCTTTCGACGAATTTCACTTCTGACCTCCGAATGATGTGACAGGATTTCCGCCGGGATTCTGGCCGAGGAGAGTTTGCTGAAGTGCCGCCCTCTGGCCGCCGGACGTGGCTTGGCTTGCGTTGACCCGATTGTACGTCCGAGTCGTGTTCGCCGGCTTCGGCGGCTGGTCGCCGCTTGCCGGCTCGGCCGAAGCCACGTCGATCGACTCGACGATCTCGGCCAGATCCGGCGAACTGCCGTACTTCGCGACGTACTCCAAGTAGCGGCCGATGTTGATGCCGATCCCTTGCTGCTGAAGGAGCGGCAGCAAGGGCATCAGGATTTGCGTCACGGCCTGGTTCAGGAACGCCAGTTTCTCTTCGGGCGACTGGTATTGCAGCGAGAACGGTTCGACCTTGATCTCCATCTCCTCGAACCGGACCTTCTGTCGATCCTGCGGAGTGATGTTCCGCTCGATCGGGCTGGACAGGCCCGTGATGGCGAAATAGCTGGTCATCACTTTCTTTGGGTGGTGATGCCAGAACCAGCAAAGCGATTCGACGACCTTCGAAGTGAAAATCACCATCGCCTGCTGCATCCATCGCATCGACGCGCTGGCGTTCGCGTTGAGCAACTTGTCCTGGGTGGCCGTCTTGCTCTGCTGCCCGAGGCCGCCCATCAGCTCGATGTTTCCGCCCAACTTGTTCAGGAAATCCCAAAGGCCGAGGACGAACGCATTGTTGGTCGCGTCCGGCCCGCCAAATCCTGCCGGCTTGATTTTGTCCGGGTGGTCCACGCGAATCGTTTCTCCGTCGCCGGCTTCGTTGATCCTCGTGGCATCGCTATCGGCCTGCGCGGCAACGAGCAACAGCGACTTCTGCCGAACGCCTTGGTCGATAAGTTTCTGAAACATCCAATTCATCGCTTCGTCCATGTCGATGAGGTCTTGGATCGGCCCCTTCGGCATGGCATTGCCGCTGACGGGCGGCATGAGATTCAGGAAGTGGTACGGGCCGCAGTGCGGCCCGAACCAAGGCTGCACATGAAACGGCTCTTCGTCTTCGCCGATCGTTGGCGTGTCGCCTTCGTCGGACACCAGCGTCACGACCAATTTTTCCATGGGCAAGTAGATTTCCCACAAGTCCACATAGTCGTACGCCTCGTCCTCGTCGCCCGAAACGTACTGCCGGCCGATCATCGAAATACGCTCGTCGCCGCTCTCGTTGTATTTCCGATCGACGTTCGCCTTCAGCTTCTTCCGCTTCGCCTTTTCGTACATCGGCGAATCCTTGATCGCCGCGAGCGGCACGCGAACGCGGTGGCCGCACCACGCCAGCTCTCTCATGGATCGCGCGTGCGGGTCCATGACCCAATCGTCAGGATCGACAACGCATGCGTACGGCTGGCCCGCCTGTTGGGTCCAGCCCGACTTCTCGGCCTCGCCCGGCGATGCCAGACCGACCTTGACGATCGAGATCCCGTAGATCGCGTCGACGCCCGCCCGTTGGAGAACCTCGGCCAACTCCATTTTCTTGATCTCGGCATTGGCCCACGACTCCATCGCGCCGACGGTCCGCTTGTGCTCGCGCTTCGGCGTCGAAATCGTCACGTTCGGGGCTTGCGCGATCAGTGCTCG